ATTCCCACCATTCTACAGACCCATGCAGCGGACGGCTGGTCAACGCCTTTGATCTGGTCCGGCTCCACCGCTTTGGTGACATGGACGATGAGGCCCAGCCGGGAACCCCCACCAACCGCCTGCCATCCTATGTGGCCATGTGTGAGATGGCGGTGCAGGACAAGGATGTTGCCGCACTGATGGGCCAGGAGCGTTACCAGGAGGCCGTGCAGGACTTTGAGGGGGTGGGAGCCACCAACGATGAGGACCCCGCCAACTGGATGAGCAAGCTGGCCGTGAATAGTCAGACGGGGCTCCCCAAGGCCACCATTGACAACGTGTGGATTATTCTGGAGCATGACCCGCTGCTCAAGAGCAAGTTTGCCCTCAACCGCTTTGCGGGCCGTGGTGAGGTCCTGGGTGCCCTGCCGTGGGATGCCCGCACCGTGCGCCGCCTGTGGGACGACAATGACAATGAGGGGATGTATTGGTATATGGAACGTTATCACCACATAACCGGAAACGGAAAGATTGATGGGGCCCTGTCCCTACACGCTGCCGCCAACGCCTTTAATGAGATACAGGACTTTTTGAATGGCCTGACCTGGGACGGCGTGTCCCGGCTTGATACTCTGTTTATTGACTACCTGGGGGCCTCTGATACCCCATATACCAGGGCGGTGACCCGCAAGTCGTTCACCGCCGCTGTAGCCCGTGCCATGGTGCCCGGCAGCAAATATGACAATATGCTCATCCTGGCCGGGCCCCAGGGCCTGGGCAAGAGCACCCTGCTGGATAAGATGAGCAAGGGCTGGTTTAATGACAGCATCCGCACCTTTGAGGGCAAGGAGGCCTCTGAGCTCTTGCAAGGGGTGTGGCTGGTGGAAATATCGGAGTTGGACGCTTTCCGGCGCACGGACGTGGCCCGTATCAAGCAGTTCTTGAGCTTGCGCACGGACCGTTTCCGGGCCGCCTATGGCCGCCACGTCAAGGAGCTGCCCCGGTGCTGTGTCTTTTTCGGCACCACCAACACCAAGGACTTTTTGCAGGACCGCACGGGCAACCGCCGCTTTTGGCCGGTGGACGTAGGTGTGCGCCCCGTGACAAAAAGTGTCTGGACGGACTTGCCCGATGAAATTGACCAACTGTGGGCCGAGGCCGTGGTCCGCTGGCAGCTGGGAGAGCCCCTATATCTCCAGGATGGCTTGGAAGAGGCTGCTAAGGCCATGCAGGAAGAGCACCGGGAAGTCAGTACCCGTGAGGGCATTATCCTGGACTTTATCAGCCGTCAGGTGCCGGAGGACTGGCAAAAATGGCCACTTGACCGCCGCCGGATGTTTTGGGCAGGATCTGTGCAGGACGATCTTAAGCTGGTGGACCGTGACCGGGTGTGTGCCCTTGAAATATGGTGCGAGGCCTTGGACGGCAAGCAGAAAGATATGCGATACAGTGACACGGCGGATATTAACAGCATCCTGGAGGCCGCCGCCGGGTGGGAAAAAACGTCCACGTCCGTGCGCTTTGGCTACTGCGGAAAACAGCGTGGATTTGCAAAAATCAGGTGGAACATTTAGCGGAACACTGCCCGGAACGTTTGAAAAATCACGGTTGAATGTTCCGGCACATGTTCCGGGCAATGTTCCGGGCAATGTTCCGTGGTAAAGCCTTGGGGCGCAACGGTTTGAGGGCAAGTGGAACATTGTAACATTTATTCTTTATTGATTATAAAATATAGAATTTAGAGAGTATATAAAACGCCTAAAACGCCTGATGCGCGTAATATATACGCGCGTGAGGGCAAAAGTTCCTACCGGCGCAAAAGGAGAGGAAGCTGTGAAAGAAAGCCAAATTGAGCGCTACATGGTGCGTGAAGTAAAAAAGCACGGCGGCCTATGTTTCAAGTTTGTTTCTCCCGGCAATCCAGGGGTGCCTGACCGCATCGTCATCACACCGGCTGGAAAGACCATCTATGTGGAGCTCAAAACAGACATCGGGCGGATGGCCAGGGTGCAGGAGTGGCAAAGAAGCGAATTGGAGAAGCGCGGGGCGGATGTCCGGGTGCTTTTTGGGATGGATGCAGTGAAAGACTTTTTGAGGGAGGTTTTTGGGGATGCAGTACATACCGCATGAGTACCAATCCTACTGCATCCAGCGGGTGGTGGAGGACCCAGCTGTTGGCCTGTTTCTCCGTCCAGGTTTGGGGAAAACGTCTACCACCCTCACCGCCGTCAATATCCTCAAGTATTTTCGATGGCAGGTGCACCGGGTGCTAGTGGTAGCCCCCAAGAAGGTGGCGGAAGGCACGTGGCAGAAGGAAGCGGCCAAGTGGGATCATCTTCAGCATTTGCGTATTTCCACGGTGCTGGGGAGTGCGTCCAAGCGTATCAAGGCACTCAATACCCCGGCGGACATCTATGTCATCAACCGGGAAAATGTGGAGTGGCTGGTGGACTACTACAAGCAGGCCTGGCCCTTTGACATGGTGGTGCTGGATGAAAGCACCAGCTTTAAGAACTCCCAGAGCAAACGCTTTAAGGCCATGCGGCGGGTCCGCCGGTTCATCAAGCGGATGGTCTTGCTTACCGGCACGCCGTCCTCCAAGGGTCTCATTGACCTGTGGGCCCAAGTGTATCTTCTGGATGGCGGGGAGCGTCTTGGACCCACTCTGAGTGCCTACCGGGAGCGGTATTTTGATCCAGACCAGAGGAGCCGGACCCAGATTTTCAGTTACAAGGCCAAGGACGGGGCTGAGAGCGCCGTGCTGGCAGCTATATCGGACATCTGCATCTCCATGAAAGCGGAGGACTACCTGCAACTGCCGGACTTCATCCAGCATGAAATCCCCGTGATGCTGGATAGCAAAGCCAAGCGGGACTATGACCAGTTTGAGCGTGACCTTTTGCTGGAGGTGAATGAGGACATTATCACAGCAGGCACCGCCGGGGTGCTGGTGGGGAAACTTTTGCAGTATTGCAACGGAGCTGTGTATAGCAATGACGGCAAGGTGGCCCCCGTTCATGATTGCAAGCTGGAGGCCTATGTGGAGCTGCTGGAGCAGTTTGACGGGGAGCATTGTTTGACATTCTACGGCTACCAGCACGATAGGGACCGCATACTGGAGCGGTTGGAGAAGTACAACAAAGGCCGCCGGGACAAGCTGCGGGCGAGGGTCTATAAGGGCACGGAGGATGAGGACGCTTGGAATAGCGGGGAGGTGGACGTGCTGCTGGTGCACCCGGCAAGCTGCGCCTACGGGCTGAACCTCCAAGCCGGTGGCCGTCATGTGGTATGGTATGGCCTCAACTGGTCCTTTGAGCTGAATGACCAAGGCAACTGCCGCCTATACCGGCAGGGATCCCCCTATGACAAGGTTTTTGTGCATTACCTGGTGGTGCAGGACTGCGAGGATGAGGACGTCATGGCTACCATCCGGGACCGGGCGGATACCCATGAGGCGGTCATGCGGGCCTTAAAGGCCAGAATCAAGAAAATCAAGGAGGAGGTGGTGGGTCGATGGCCCTGAAAGACTTGAGCCAACAGGCCAAAGAACAGCTTTCCCAAATCAAGAAAACTGATCGGCTGATTGATCGGTTGCTTGCCGCGGTTCAAACCTTGCGTTCCGGCCTGGCAAGCCAAAGCTACGAACTGCAACCGGATCGGGTACAGACGTCAGGCCCAAAGGACCGGCTGGCGGAAATCTTTGCCCGGATTGACGATCTTGAACGGAAAATCAATGCCCGAATTGATGATCTGATCAGGCTGAAAGAAGATACTTTGAAAGTTATCTATCAAATTCCTGACAAGGATCAGCAAAATGTTCTGATTGCCCGGTATGTGCAAGGGGAACGTTGGGAAAAGATCGCTGTTGACCTGAACTTTTCGATTGCCCAAGTGTACCGGCTTCACGGCAAGGCGCTTGTGAATTTCGGAAAGATGATAGTTTTTGATAGTTGAGAATGTGCTATAATGGCAATGTGAAAAAGCGCCCCCAGTCCCCCGTGGGCGCTTTTTAATTTTGAGGGGCGGTGACATCATGGGAGTAGGTAGACCCCGGAAGTTTAAGAGCGTGAAAGCCTTGACGGATGCATGGGAGCAATACAAGGAATGGTGTAATAATCAGTCCGTGCTTACCCATGAATTCAGCTCTAAAAATTCTGAGTTTGTGAGCAAACAGCTAAAGCGCAGCGTGACATGCACGATTGAGGGATTTTGCGTATGGGCTGGAATTGCGCGGTCAAATTTCTATGAAACTTATGTAGGAGATAAAACGTTTCAGGACATTACCACGCGCATAAAAGAAGAATGTGAAGTTGATGCCCGGATAAAATTTGAATTGGGCATGATTGATACGAAACTTGCCTCCCTCTGGATGAGCAAGCACGGGTACACCACAAAGACAGAATCCAACGTTTCTGGGACCGCCACCAAGGAGGACAACAACATCTTTGAGGTCATTGACCAGAGCACACGAGGGGGGATAGACACAAATGCAATACAAGAAATTGAGCCCCCGGCAGAATCTGGCGATGACGTGGTGGAATAGGCCAGGCTTTGAGACCTATGACGGCATTATCTGTGACGGCTCCATCCGCTCAGGTAAGACGGTGGCCATGACAGTGGGCTTTATCATGTGGGCCATGAGCCGCTTTACAGGTCAGAATTTTGCCCTGTGTGGCAAGACCATTGAGAGCTTGCGCCGCAATGTGACCACCAACCTGCCAACCTGGTTGGCTGGGGTGTTTTCGTTCAAAGAGCACCGGACGGAAAACAAGATCGTGGTGAGTGCTGCCGGGAAAAGCAATAACTTTTACCTGTTTGGCGGTAAGGATGAGAGCAGCGCTGCACTGGTCCAGGGAATCACACTGGCTGGCATCCTGCTGGATGAGGTGGCCCTGATGCCGGAGAGTTTTGTCAATCAGGCAACCAGCCGGTGTTCCGTGGAGGGGGCCAAGTTTTGGTTTAACTGCAACCCAGAGGGGCCGTCCCACTGGTTTTATCAGGGCTGGGTGCTCAATGCTAGAAAGCGCAAAATGCTCCACCTGCACTTCACCATGAATGACAACCTCAGCCTGTCCCCGGAGGTTAAGGCCCGGTATGAAAATCAATACTCCGGGGTGTTTTATGACCGCTTTATTCGTGGTCTGTGGGTAGTGGCAGAGGGCATCATCTACCGGCAATTTGCGGACAACAAGGACGTTTATGTGAAGAAGCTGGGCAAAGACATGCTGCGGGATGTCCAGTTTGTGTCGATAGGCGTGGATTTTGGTGGGAGCCAGTCGCTTACTACCTTTGTGGCAACGGCTTTGCACACTGCTTTGGTCATTTCCGATCATCACATAAAGGCCCCAAAGGGGGAAATTGATGCGGATAGGCTGTGCAGAGAGTTTGTGGGCTTTGTCCGCCGTCTGCGCGCCAAATATCCATGGATGTATATCAAATACGTCTGGGCAGACAACGAGGCCCAGTATCTGATCAACAGTCTGCGCAAAGCGGCGCGGGAGGCGGCGCTGGGCGTAGAGGTGCTGGACTGCAAAAAGAGGCGTATCCGGGATCGCATATTTGCCACAAGCACTTTGCTGAACACGAGACGGCTCTTTGTGGGGGATGACTGCAAGCTGGTACAGGGCGGGTTGGAAAATGCGGTGTGGGACAGCAAAAAGCCGGACGAGCGGCTGGATAATTTCAGCACAGACATAGACATCCTCGATGCCTTCGAGTATTCGTGGGAGCCGTTTATGTTTAAATTATGCCCTGACATGAAAGTGAGGTGATTCTGTGGACGTTCGGGCGGTTATTGGGGTACTAAACAGAGAGTTGGGCGTCAGCATTACAGCCGACTACTACAACCGCATCGAGGATTGGCGGCAGTGGTGGGCCGGGTATGTGAAGTCTTTTCACAAATTCAGGGAAACCACTGACACTGGAAAAAAGAAAGAGCGCACGTTGTATTCCATGAAAATGGCTAAAAAGATATGTGAGGACTGGGCAGCTTGTTTGCTGAATGAGAAAACCCAAATTGTTCTTGGGGATAAGGCCTCCTCAGAATTTTTGCAAGGCCGGGAGGGGGAGCAGTCTACTGGAGGGGTGTTTGGCGCCATTCATTTTTGGGACGAAGCAAACAGCCTTGTGGAAAAAGCGTTTTATAGCGGCACCGGTG